TCGATCTGATCAGCAGGCGCTCCACCTGGAGTGAATGTAGTGGCGCACTCAACCTGCACAATCGCAGCCGCGCCCGTGGTATCAATAAAATATATTTCTGTTCCTTGGGCGAGTACGCTCATGGGTATTTCCTCTTTTCAGACTTAAAAACCCACTAATGTGGGGGGTTTGGTTTATCGGGGCACTAGCCAATCAACGTCAAAGCTGTACCGGTATAAATTCGTATCTCTGTCTCTATCCTCGCCAGACCATCGAGTGATGTGCGCAACAGGCTCTATAGCGTCCCTGAGCGACTGTGCAACCGCCCTAGCCAATGCAGCGCTTGTGGCGTAGCAATCAATCTGAACCGCCATAGCGTCGATATCAGGGGCGCAATCAAGGTAGTTCTCTGGACTTCCGCCGACTATCTGCCATACCGCATACGGCTTTACGGGGTTTGGCTCCGCTTCACCGAACGGATAAAGCCTTGCGGGATCACCCAGCCGGGACTGAACTGTTAAATCAGCGCTGCACACTTCAAAAATGGGAGGGTTCATGCTTTCGCCTTTTTTGCTGCCCGCTTCAGTGCGCGGTCAATTGCTTTTTCGTATTGGGTAATAAATTCATTGATTGCCGGATTAATATTTTTCTCTAGCGCCGGGCGCATAAAAGGAGTGGCTCTAGTGCGCTTAGTCCCGAACTCCAGAAACCGCCAGTGGAACGTATCCCCACCGGGATTACCTGAGTCGCCGGGCGTGTGATAATCCTTCCCCACTCTGCGCTTTCTGACATTGTGCTTTGTATTGGCGTATTGGCGCGCCCCACCCATAACGCCGACTCGAAACGCTAAATCGCCGGTAGTTTTAAACCGCTTTCCAGACCACCGAACCGCAATATTTTCCGCGATCTCCTCGCTTGATGTAGGGTCATCAAGCCGCCTGGCGTTCTCTTTGGCTTTAATGGCGATCAGATTGGCTGCTTTTCGGAGGGCGAAGCGCCCACCCTTTAGCTTTACATCAGATGTGACGGATTCCAGTTTGCCTAAAAGCTCATCTAGGCCAATTAAACTGGTTTCATTCGCCATCGTTGACGCCTTCCACACATTTAAGGCGGTATTCCTGCCGCGCAGTGCGGTCAGTTTCAATGCTAGTAATACTGTAAATTTTGCCATCCCAAAGGATGCGCCAAGTAGACATTAAGCCCGGAAACCACCGCATATTAATTCGAGCACTGGTTTCAGACTGGATAGAGGCCGCTGCCATAGATTCTCGCCCCGGGCCGGTCAATACTTCAGCAGGAACCGCGCTCAACCGAGTATTTCCAGTGCTCGCAGTCTCCCAGTTATTAATAAACCCGCCCGTGGTTAAATCGCGAGTCCTTGCGGGCTTCTGGATTTCGACCCTGTGAGGCAATCGGTGCGCTAGCATTAGATGCCCATGCAGCAGCGGTAGGGCATTAACCGTGTTTCTGCCACGCTACGCAAAACTTGCTGGTCTTCTGGTGTCGCTTGATAGGAGGCTTGCAGTAGCATATAAACCCCAACCCTCACGCTTTCAGGCATGTTCTCGATTTCTGCCTCAAAGTTCTCATCAATAGGGAATAGTGAGCCAAATTGTGTGCGCTCCATAAATCGAAGGGCTTCATTCTCCGCGCCCTCAAGCAGCAGCAATAACTTGTAGTCATCCTCGCAGTGGATAACATCCAGGAAGCGCTTTGCTTCACCTATTCCGATATAGCTCATAATCTATTTCTTCTCTGCCGCTTTCTTCTTTTTAGCGGGCTTTGACTCTTCAACAATCGTTACAAAATGCGAGATGCCGGATAGTTGGTGTGGCTCAAGCTTAAATTCTCCCTTTTCTACCCGACCGAGTTGGTCGTGGTTAAAGGCTTTCGGTGTATATGCTTTCATTTAAAAACTCCAGTGAAACAGCCCCCGAAGGGGCTGGAACAAGTTAGGCAGTGATTGCGCCATACATGATGCCGCTAGCACGATCAGTGCCAAGGCCCATGCGCTCTTCTGCACGAATCGTTACCAGGTTTTTGGTAAAGTCATCATCCACAAAGCCCATCTCAACAGTCGCTCCCTGACGGTTATACAACGAGCAAGACCCGTTCAGATCGCCTATCAGGAAGTTTGCAAGCGGCATGTTGTTAGACAGCACAACTTGAACACCGAAAGGAGACATTCCACCGTGAGTACCTGGCGCGCCGTAAAGATACATGCCAGAACCAGAGCCTTCACGCTCAAGCTCCATTGCGCCCCATGCAGCAGGGTTAACAACCACAGTGTCAGGTGCTCGACCCAGTGCCCACAACGCGTACTTAGCCTTGTTGATTGACTCAACCAGGTTAGCGCCAGTGGTAGGAGTAAACGCCGTAAAGTTCCCGGCATCGGTCAATCCAGACAGCGCAGGAGTCGTGCCGTTGCCTAATAGCAACTGAGCATCAACCTTCTGAGCCAGCCCATCACGTAAGCGGGTATCGATGTAAGCAGCAACCGCTGGCGCATCCGCCAACAATTGATTACTGACCTTCAACCAGTGAGCGATGGTCTCAACAATCACAGTGTATTGCTCGAAAGTGATTGCAGATTCAGGCTTAGCAGCTCCTTCTGCCACTTCTGCCGCCGAGTTGGTCCACGCGAGTTCACGCATCGATGTAACCGAGTTGCTAGAAACCGGAATGGACGAAAGGCGATCGCGAATCGTAACCGGGGCGAAGTCGCCAGGCACAACACCAGGGCGCTGATCAGGATAAGTCGTCCCAGCCGTAGCTAGAACCGTATTTTTCAACTCAAACCTTGCTCGCTGCGTCTGCCCATCAACAAGAGATTTGAACGCATCTCCTGCCACAAACTCAGCACCAGCACTCTTCAAGGTTTCTTCAGCACCAAGAGGCGTCATCTTCTGCGCTAAAGCAGTCAATTCGTCCTTAATGGATTTGAATTCACCAGAAAGGTTGTCAATCTGGCCAGTCAGCTCAGTCGATACCTTCTCGCCCTTCTCGATTTCAGCAGTGGACGCATCCATTGCGGTTTTCAGTTGCTCACCCAGACCAGCTAAGCCGGTTTCGAGTTGCGTTTTTAGTTCTTCGCTCATGATTTTTTACCTTGGTTAAATGTTTTTCCGAATTGCTGGAATATCCCCGAAAGATCAGGGGCTTCTTCTTTAGTTTCGAGATCACCTCGGCACATGGACTTAATGCGTGATACCAGTACACACGCATCAGTCCTGTTGACGCCAATCGAATCTCTCAAAATGGCCTCAATGTCTTTTAATGTTTCGGCACTTTCTACCGCCGCTTTAATCTCTATACCTTGAGGTACATCGGCCAGAGATTTAGCATTAGGAAACGCCTGTCTTAATGTTTTTGCCGCGTGCAGTGAATTGCCCTTGAGCATTCGAGGCTCCGCCGGGGTAAACGTCAGCGTGTCACGGACCAAAGGCCAGTTAATAATCTCGCCCTCGTCAGTCTTGCCAACTTTCCCGGCGATCGACTCACTCGAAGTGCCTATATGACCTTCATCAATGAGTCTTTCAATGGTGCTCATGTAACGAGCCTGCCGATTTAGAACGCGCTCAACAAAAACCCCGGTGTCGTCAACCTTTGCAGTCTTCCAATCGACATAACCGAGCACGTCATTACTATCCATACCCATCTGATCGGGGTCTAAACCGTGTTCGAAATCAACGTGAAGCATCCCCGACTTGGTATAAGCGGAATCAATGGCGGTATTTTTAGTAAAAAACTCCCCGGTCAGGTCTTTACCACCGAATAGGATGATGTAATTTCCCACACGAAGTTCACTGTCAGTTTTCCCAACAGATTTAAGCTGGTTGTTCATCTTCTTTCTCCGTGGGCAAAAGCCCTGTAGTGCCTTGTTTGGGGTTTCCGGCCGTTTCGATGGGAATCATTGCGCCCTGAATCAAAAGAACATCCCCACCGGGAAGCCCTTGGCGTCCTTCAGCAATGCGGCCTTCATTCGGGGTAAGTTGACCTGAGTTGATCGCCTCTTTGTTGGCCTGCATCCTGGATAGAGTGTCAGCCCGCAAAAGCGCGTCGAAATCAAAGCGTGCCTCGTATTTATCTTGATCAGCAGGGTCTATTAACCATCGAACGGTAGATGCCTCAAACTTCTCTAGGTAAGGCCGTAGATTTAACTTGTAAAACGCAGTCAGGATTTCAAATACGTTAGAGCCGAGTGATGATTGGCCGAAGGTTTGGTTAAGTAAGATGCTTGGCACACCAAAGAAGCGGCCAATATCTTCAATCTGAAACCGCCGGGCGTTCAATAGTTCAATATCTTGTGGCGACATACTGACTTGCTGATAATTCATGCCCGCTTCGAGTACGAATAATCTATCTTGATCACCGGATTCAAGGCCGCTAAACGCAGCTTTAACCTGTGTTCTCTGCTCTGATGTAAGTGTCCGATCAATTGTTAGCACGCCGGAGGGTTTTGCGCCGTTACTGAATATCTTGCTGGTGCGGTTATCCGCAGCCTGGGCAATACCGATACTGTTTCTGGCGTAAGAAAGCGGCGACATACCCACCACGCCATTACCGAATAACTTTACATGCCAGATACTCTCAGCCGAATAAACATTTACATTCACACCTTGGGTATAAGCGTGTGCCACACCGCCACCAGATAAAAGTGTTGTCTCTACTTGCGATGAAGATATCGGCAGTAGACCAATCAGCCTGCCGTTACTCATTTGCTTAATGGCGTAAGCGTTACCACTCACAACCAGGTTAAGCGCCATTGATTCCCAGAACTCGACATTGGTTTGATATTGGTTTGGTGTTTTTGTCAGTATTTTTTGTAGATCATGATCGACCGCGATCTTCTTACCATCATCACCAACTTCAAGAATGTTAAAAGGCAGGGAGCCGATAGTCTCACTAATCATTCGAACCGCAGCCCACACCGCACTGATCTGCATAGCGCTATCAAATGAGACTTTAGAGGCCGCTACATCAGCGTAAGCCGGCAATCCTGTCTGCAATCCCTCGGTGCGCTGTGGTGCGCCAGGGGAGCCAAAGGCTCTACCCCACATACTTGTAAAAAAAGCCATTAACCTAGCACCAGTGGATTTGTTAAAAATTCGTCCATATCAATCATATCTCCCGCCTCTGACGCTGCCACGCCTACCGCCATTGCAAGAGCAACCATGCCGTCAATCCTTCCTGTTGCTTTGTGTTTATCCAGCTTTCTATTACCAGCCGGGTCTTTGCTTACTACCGCGTTCGCCGCGCACATGGTCAGCACTGGGTGCATTCCATGACGTAGATGGCCATTCAATAAATCACCTTCAAGGCAATCCAGTGCAGGAGACATATCTTTATAACCCTGCCCAAACTCCTTCATAGGGAAGTCAATACCAAGAGCCTCCATATCTTTCTTAAAAACATCCATTCGCCAGCGGTCAAAGGCGAGTATCTTCAACTCTAGGCCCGCAAGAATGTCAGTCATATCGCTAATCACAAAAGCGTAATCAACCGAAGCGCCGGGGGTTGTGTTTATATAACCATCTCGGACCCACGCATCATAAGGAACCCGATCACGCTTAGCCCTATCCAGCAATCCAAGTTCGGGAACCCAAAAGAATGAGCGCGTATGCTTTACGCCATCGTCATCAACACCGACCAAAACCAAAGCGGTCAAGTCAGTGCGTGCCGACAAATCAAGCCCGGCATAAACCTCCATACCTTCCAAGTCGCTAGCCTCACCGCCGCAGGACTTCCATACATCCTGTGAAACGAAAGGCGAGACCGTTGAAACCCGCTGATTAAGGCAGAGATTTCGAAAGGTATTCTCAGAGCTAGGCATCCTGGACGCCCGTAATGCCTGCTTTTCCATGTCCGGCAGTGACCGAAATATATCTAAAGCTGGATTTGCTGCCTGCCAGCCCTCGCGATCTTGCAGATCAAGCGACTTATCAGCCTCATAAACGTGGCTAACAATGCGCGGGTCTTCAGATTTCTTAGCGTCAT